TTATACAACCATCAATGTTGCCGATAATAGAAGTTGTCGAGCACATTACATTTGTCGGTTACCCTACTTGTTGTCTGTTTACGAATACTTTTGATTTTATTAGGGTCTTCTTCCACATACAGAACACCATAGTCAGGGTCTAACCATCTTTCAAGAAGTTCGTCGTTTAACTGCTCAATACCCTGCTGTTCACTCATAGACACCATATCTCTAAAGTATTCAACGCCACCAGCTACTGCGTCAATCCTATCATCGTGAGCTAATGCTCCACGATCACGTGAAAGGCGGGTCATTTGATAAAACAAAGAATACTGACTGTTTTTCTCATACACCTTATAATCATCTTCGATTACCTGTTTATCGACAATCAATTTATGTCGCATCATAACAGGCTCTAATGTGTCAATAATACGAGCTTCTTTTTGAGCGGAAGCCGCCTTTGCGTCATCTACAACACAACCGGGATAAATCTCTAAAACTACTGGTCTTAGTAATTGAGCAAACATACCATTGCCAAAGTTAGGCTCAACAATAATGGATTGCAGATTATAATACTTAGCTTTAGTCGCTAAAGCCCTAAGAACACTATCGGCGTAACCTTCTTTAAAACCTCCAACTTCTAACAAAAAGATGTAGCCATTCATAAACTTTAGGACAGCATAGGCTGTTTCGTCTTTACCACGCCCGGAAGGGTCAACAAACATAATACCTGTTGTGTACCTTGCTGTTTCTTCAGACCTTGCCAAAGGTGCATAATAATAGTCACCTTTTAGAGCAACACAAGGTAAATCACCATGTCGCTGTCCATTTCCATTTGCCCACGCCCATGTTAAAGACGATGCTTCTATATCCAATGAAGTAACTATTAAATCCGAAACTTTCAGCGGGTATTTCTCCGCATCAGATAAGTTCGTATTAAGTAAGAACTGTAAAGCAAAACCAGCCTTGCCATAAGACAATCTTTTCTTGTCTATTTCTTCTTCATTGAAACGTGCGGGGTCTGTTGGATAACCAGCATATGCGTCAGGGTTTTCATCGTACTTATTCGCAATACAAGGTGCTAGTCTATCTCCAAAAACATCATGGATATAGTCTTTACGCTGTTTCTTATCTTCAGGATAAATAATAGGATAAATTATACAACCATAGCCACGTTTTTGAAGTTCATTATATAATGACATTTCATTTTGAGGTGTACCAAGATAAACTATCTGACCACCGGGCTTTAAAATTGCATCAAACTCTTTTACAGCTTCAGAAAGTTTATCTCGTTGGGCTTGTGTCCCCGAGTTATTCGGAACCTCTACGTCATCAGCTAAAAGATAGTCTGCACGGGAACCAGTAATCTGACCTGTAATACCAACGGATTTAACCGACGGAGAAATGTCAGGTGGTATCCCTGCGACATCAAAAGCATTTTGGGTATTTCTTCCTTCGTCGTTTGGACGTAAATCCTGAAGGAAGGATAACGTCATAAAGATACGCCTGATAAAGTTAGCGTTACCATCTGCCCTATCTTTAGATGCAGAAATAATTAAAATTTTCTTTGTTGGTTCCCTCCACAAAAGCCACACACAGAAAGCACAAGCAATAAAAGATTTTGCAACACCACGGAATCCTTCAAGGATAAATCGGTCACTTGGAGGGTTCTGTAAGGTATTTGCTATGTCATATTGGATCGGCGTAGGGTTGGGTAAGCCTATTTCTCTCCAAACGATGAACAGGAAGACCCTAAAGTCCTCCTGTGCCCGTTCCTGCTGTTCTTTACTCCAATTCAATGTCAGTGTTCACCATCAAACATAGGAATTTCATTTTCAGCAACTTTTTGTAATTCAGACATACCCGGTGTCTCAGATGTGGTCACCTGCTTATTTTGTTGAAGGAATTTTCGTACCTTTTCCAAAAATGCGGGGTTCTTTTTCATTTCGGGGTCAGCCAACCCATCTTTTAAAGCCTGTACTTCAAGAATAGCTATTTCATCTAAAATCTCTTGTGGAATTTTAGTCAATCCTATCACCACCTAGCGGCGTATCCACGGACATCAACATGGACACCCCAAGTGTACCATCCAATACCGTCTGCGCCACATTTTTCTGCTACCTGTGCCAATTCATCCACAGTCATCCCTTCCGGCAACTGTACGTCAGCCGCCGTACCAAAAACGTGCTGAGAGTTTGATACACCACCTACTTCAGCATTATGTGCAGGGCACCGATAGGCACAAGAGAGCACTAACGGGTTACCAATATATTGTCGCATACGCTCTAAGACCTGCACGAGTTTAGGGTTAACTCCGGCACCATTATCCATACCGCCACAACCACACTTGCAGGCAAACTCAGAGCTATCAAAGTGTTCCGAAAGTTTCATAGGTATTATTCACTCCTTTTAAATGTTTTATAGATCGTACAAACAATTTGCACTAAAATGTACAGAATGGTCATAACATAGACCATGTCAGACAAAGGCACCCCCAGTACGGAGAGTGTAGATACTCCGACCGGAGGTGCTATTTTTAATACTTCATCGTGAAGATTGTCGTTATTCATTTGTCACTCCTTTAGATGTCACCACCATATTCTATGATTACCCAACCGTTGGCTCCTGTTGAGCCATTACGGTTCGACGAGGAACTAAAACTACAGACACCACCAGTACCACCAACGCCACCATTACCATAAGACGTACCATTCGAACCGTCTTCATCAACGTGGTTTGCTATATAGAAAGCACCAGTACCTCCTGTTCCTCCTTGTGCAGAAACTAGGTTTCCGATAGAACTAGTACCACCAGTACCTCCTGTTTCCCCTTGTGCTCTTTTATTCCCTTCTGATCCTGTTGTTACTCCTGCGGCACCACCAGCACCACCTGTTCCAACAGTTATTAACAATGTAGAAAGCGGAGTAACAATTATATTCTTTGTTATTAAAGCACCTGTTCCACCATTACCACCTTTAGTTCCTAAAACTGATACAGCACCACCACCCCCTCCTCCTGCTCCCGCTACAGTCCCCCTCGCTCTTGTCACACCCGCCGGGAACGTAACTGTATATGTTCCCGGAGTCCTATATTCAATCTTGTTATAAGGTGGCTTTGCCTGACTCAAAATCGCATAAGTATTCGTACCTTTTTTGACCCTGCCTTGTGTACAAAAGGCATCAGATGTCCCCCCCCAGCTTTGCATATGCTTTTGTGTTAGAAGCAGTAACCGTAACATATTCGCCGCCGACTTCTTCTGTGGTACTATAGAGATTGCATGGAACGGCGGCTTCACCGTTGCGTTTGACATAAAGTTTCGCATTTAATAATGCCATTTATTCCATCACCACCCCTAAATCCACATCTGAACAATCTGTGTCAAAAGAAATAGCTTGTACCGACGGAATATCAGTACAAGCCTTTATTTTTACTTTTAGTTTCCTATATTGAAAATGTAGTTCCTCTGAGCGTGTTGCCGCTAAACTATTGATTGCTTCAAAATCAGCAACGGTAACTTCTGTAATACTTTCATCAGCACAAGTCCAAAGCCTAGAAGCAACCCCTGTATTTTCAAGGTCTTCCTTTGCGATACGCATACGTTCACGTGCTTTATCATCGTAATCGAAAAGTTTATCTTTATACTCAATAACAGCTACTTCTCTTAGGTCTCTTTCCGCTTTCATTAGGGCTTCTTTATGAGCCTTTTCGGACTCTAAAGTTGGTTCAGTATCAGGAGGTTTCACCCATACGATACCTACACCTTCTTTATACTCTTGGATATAACCAACTTCACAATCAATATTAGTAACATCAATCCAATATGTCTTTGGGTCAAATATTGTTGCTAAATCTGCTTTCTCCAAGTCAGTCTCAAAGATATAAATTATTTTGCCATATAAAGGCTGTGCGAACCTATTTTTTGCCATTAAATATCACCTCCGTATTCTATAATTACCCAACCATTAGACCCGGGCGAACCATTTGTACCCTTACCAGCAAAATTAGAAACACCACCAATACCTCCGATGCCACCTGTTCCGTAAGAAGTGCCTGCTACACCGTCTCTACTTCCTTGTCCACCTATACCACCTTCACCGCCAACACCACCTTGTGCTGATGTAAAATTATCAATAGCACTTGTACCACCATTACCACCAGAGTTACCTTGTATTGTACCAGAAACGCTAGACTTTTTACTTTTACTTTCTCCTCCTGATCCTCCCGCGCCTACTCTAATCGTTAGCACACTTCCAGGAGTTACAGAAATTAATTGTGTCTTTAATGCGCCTTGACCGCCATGACCTCCTGCACCCATATTTAATCACCTCCATTTAATTTCCTGTTTCTTTTTTCCAAGATCCAAAACCGCCCCCACCACCACCTGCACCAGCCACAGTAACCGCAAGTGTTGTTACACCTGCCGGAACAGTGAATGTATATGTACCGGGTGTGCGCCATTCAATCTTATTATATGGGGGTTTACCACTATTTAAAATAGCTTTACTACCATTTTTAGTAACACGTCCTATTGTCATCCTGCTATCAGTAGTTGCACCAATAGGTATATAACAGTTTATGTCATCAATTTTGTTTGGAATGTATTCAGTCCCCGCTTCAACAATAGTGGAGTAGGCTTTAGTTGTTTGCTCTAAGCCAGTTTTTTTGAAATGTAATTTCTTTGCAAGTTCTGCCATGATATCACATCATTCTATCCAAAATTCAGCACCATTAGGTAACACCAAGTGTCCCTCTGAGTTAAAACGTGCTAACTCCAACCATGCGCCCCATGCACCTGCATAATATAATCTGTAAAAAGTCCGATTGTCGAAGGGATAATGTGTTATAACTTGTCTTACATTAGTAACATTCGCCATATCTACATGAAGAAAGAAAGCAGTTTTCAGAGGTGCATTAGTTATAGTAGCCGCTTCAGCATCAGTAGGACTGTGATAGTCCCCTGCCTCTAAATAAGTATCAAGATTACTGTTCGCAGGGATATAAACACTGTCAGGCAACTGATTCTTAGGAACTTTGCCCTCCACCAAGTCCGCTTTATTCGCAAGCATTTCATCACTCTTTGCTTTATCGTAATAATTAGACATATCTACTTTATTGGCGTTTTGTGCGGCTCTATCGGCTTCCTTTTTAGCTCTGTCCGCTTCTTTTGTAGCTGTAGTAGCTGAAGTGTCTGCGCTCTCTTTCAAAGAGTTTACTTCTTCTGTTTTTTCTGTGACAAAGCTTTTAAAAGTATCTTTCAACTGAGTAAGGTATGTCTCTGTTGAGGCTTTAAGGTTATTAATAGCTTCTATGGCTTTATTTTTGATGTCTGTAATTTCAGTAATAGCTGAGTTCTTAACTTTTATCATTTCTGAAATAAAGCCTGTTTTGACATCTTCAACGTACTGTTTAGTTACAGCATCTTGCGGCTCCACAGGGTCGCCCACATTGATAATCCTATGAAACCTAGCGTTCCAACCGATAGTCCCTTCCATAACGATACTATTGGTCTTTGTCCAGTCCTGCTGTTCCTCTAAGATATGAAGCTGTTGGACTTGATTAATTGTCATATCAGATGCTTTAAGGACACTCGCATCTGCCCAAGATACCAAACGGTCAGTTGTTGTTTCCCTATAGATCACAACATGGGAACCACTTATAGGAGCCACAGTAAACTCTATTTGACGATTGATGATAACATAATCTTCACCATAGGTTAACACTATATCATCTACATTTGTTTTAACAAAAGAAGTACGCAAATAGTCAAAAGGGATATCAAAAAGTTTCTGTGAACCCGTACCTGTGTAGGTAATAGAGGTCTTTAATTCCGTTGCTATATGTATCATTTCCTTTCTTTTAATGATATAATAAAGACACACCACAAGTGACCTGAAAGGAGACTCATGGCATGTCTGATAGATTGATTTTTAATGTTGTTGTTACTCTTTTAATAATAGTCTGTTCGATACCCGTTGTCATAGATAATTCCAGTGAAACACCTATGTTTATACATATTGGGTTCCCTGTTTTTATATTAGTCACCTTTTGGTGTTTAATGTATTCCGCAAGAAAACATTAGCGTTCGGCAAGATGTAATTCGTCAAACATTTCTTCCCTCAACTTCATAATCAAAAGATTATTCTGACCCGGGAACAACGAGAGAGCTTCTTTCAGTTGTCTTTGGGTCATTTCTTTTTCCTGAAAAGGAAGTAACGCTGTTTTGCCAATATCAAGAGCTGTATCGACAGCAGGTAGCTGAGTAATTAAACCACCAATACTACCTTTTGGGTCTTCTAGGATATTCTTATTTGTTTGCTTTCTGTTTACAGTAGTACGTAATGTAGGCATACCCAAAGGACTCAAACCGGTTGCTTCCAGTAAATCATTAGGAGTAGATAACAATGAGCCACCTATAGGGCTACGCAAAAGCCCTGCTATGGCTAATTTATTGTTTAAATATTTATCTAAGTATTCCTTACGTTTGTACTCATTGTCTCCAAACATTGCCCACCCTCGCATATAAGCAACAGTAGCAACTGCGGCGGCATTAGTTGCAACACCAAAAATAGTAGACATCACGTCATCCAGTTCGTGATTAAACACTGCTCTTAATGTCTGACTATGGGTTGCTCTCATGGTAAAGTCTTTGAACTGAAAGAACACTCTCCAAAATGGTGAGCTTTCTTTTAGGAGGTTTGTAGTACCTATGGTCTCCTGCGTGATACACCTTTGCGCCTGATAATCAACCAAAGTTCTCAGTTTAGCTAAAGCAGTAGCGTTATCACGTGCGAGACCTGCTAAGTCCATATCGGTTATAACACCATTCTTATCACGCTTCATATAGTTTCTTAAAGTTTCCTTAAAGGCTTCTACATCTTTAATTCCAGCCGCTTCTAATTTTTTCATACTGAAGGGGTTCCGCCATTTAGAAAATTCTTTACCATTACACCACATAGCAACGTCGATCAGTGTATGTTTTCGAGCACTTTCAATCATAAAGTTTGTTAGTTTTTGAAGACCATTTATAGATGATACAGCGGAAGCACCAGTATTTACTACACCAGCAACTGCATCCAACCCTGAAGCTATTTTACTTCCTGTATTATCAACACGACTAAACATATCTGATGATGTCGCTCTAGCATTGTGCCAAAGATATTGATAAGTATTCTCACCAAAAAGGAAGTGTTGAGCTTCATTGATTATGTCGTCAATCTTCTCACCATATCGCATTTCACGAATAGTTTTACCAAAGATAGGTATTAAATCCAATGCCGCATCAGCCCCCGCATAAGCCATAGTTCCTGATATTTCAGATAATTGGTTGATACCCATATTGGCACCATTACGAGCATAGGACATAGTAGACAACATACGAGTAAAGGCATCAAAATAAGTCTTTGGTTCCTGCTGACTTGAAATACCTCTTAACCTGTCTATAGTAAAATCAAAAGC